TGAGAAACCGGAAATCTCAAAAAGTGCCTGGAACTAAAGCTGGGATACTTACAGCGGTATTGGAGTTTCTTGATGAATTCAATAGTCATGGTATGCTTTCCCATGGTTGGGTTTGGTCACTCAACCACGCTGATAATAATCCTCGTGGTTATTGTTCAGTCCTCAGTAGGTTTGCGGTTGGTCCCGCACTCCTGGGATAGCCCCGGCTTAATCGCTGGGGCTTTTCTCTTTTAGGATATGGATAAGTAAGAAAAGGTATGAAAAGACAACTTGTAGTTTTATTAGCATCAATTCTTAGTATTCCATCAGCATTTGCTGTAGATATTCCAGCCATGGAAAAGGTAATGCGTGAAGGCATGCAGAACCCGAAAACAGTGGAATATCGGTCAATCACTGAAGTAACCAACTCTACCGGCGAAACGTTTGTTTGTGGTGAGGTCCGTATTACAGGGGAAAATAGTCAAGAGGCTGATTTCATTCCCTTTGCTTATACTCAACACAAAACTATCTACGTGAGTTCAGATCTTTCTAAGAATGAGAAAGGTGAGTATCGTCTGACTGGATGTGAAGGCAAAGAATCAGAGGCATCTTGGTATAAGACTCTAACGATATTAGATACAAACTGCCTTGCCGGTTTTCAAACACTAAAAGCTTATTTCAGTGAAGGAAAATCAGACGAGCTTGCTATCGCCGCAGGCGTTAGCGTTTGGGATGATTTCAATAAAAAAATAGGAAAATCTGCTGATGCTGAATTTAATAAATCGGCTTATTACTATTTAAGATCGATATTGAATCAGGCTAAGGCTAACCCAGAAATGGGGGCTGAGATTAAAGCAGATCCAATAGCAACAAAGAATGAATTCCTTGCTAATTGCAGAGCAATTTTTATTGAAAAGGCTATCAAATAATTATCGCGATTATTATTCCTAGTCTATGAAGGTGCTTTGTGTTGCATCTAACTCCATGGCTCTTTCTGCTTTGGCAACACGGAGAAATATTTCCTCCTGCACCTCATCCAGATAGAGTTCCATAGCGGTTGTTTCGGTAAGTGCTGCAAGGTAATGGGTACTTGCACCCGCAATAAAGCAGCCATTTTTGACAGCGGTTTTAAAAGCGCCGAGCATTTTTGAATGACGGCGTAAAAACTCAATCCTCTTGCCTAATTCCTCTTGCTCATCAGGATCCGAAATTAATAGGCGGTCATACTGTTCCAGCGATTGCTCAACCATTCGCTGATAGTTGTATTCATTCACGATGCACCTCACGGTAAGGAGTGTTGCCGAAGCCCCTGCGAACAGAGGCAGCGGTAAAGCCACTTATTCGCCGTCTTTCTTTTCGTTAATGCGTTGGAATGGGTAGCGATCTGTATCTGGCTTGATATTGCGGTAGAAGTGAGAGCCAATTGATTCAGCGCCGGAGAATGCCGCGTAATCATCAGCGGACACGTTTTTGTAGTGATACAGGGCCGCCGGTTCACCTTTCGACTTAAAACGAATCGCCAGAATGTTGTTAACTGGGTCATGGCCGATGCTGTGGATCTGGGAAGATTCAATCTGCTTCATACTAATTGCTGGTAAATTGCTCATATTGGTTCCTTTTAGGTGAAAAAAAAGAGCCACAGCCTAAGCTGTAGCTCCGATGGTTTATTTTGCTTTCCTGCTAATTAATGCTTAACGCACGCCGCGAGGTAACTTACTGCAACCACGCATCTTTTGGCGGGCAACTGCTGCAATCCGTTTCTCTGGATCTGCTGAAGTTCTGGGCTTGCTGGGTACTGCTGGCATATCTGGCATCGGTTTACACCGCACCAAAACTAATACTGCTTTTTCAACTCGGTTACTTTCACGCTTTGCCAGTGCCTGGATATGGGCATTGCGTTTTTTTGCCATACGCTTTTGACGAGATGTTGTGGCCATTGGTCAGTCCTCAGTTGGTTTTTGCCGGGATATTTATCCACGCCCGGCGCGTGCTATCCTTGCTGTCACCACAACAAGTAAGGATATCTGTATGAAAGAAAGATTTGAATCTACTTGCCCGCTATGTGATAGCGCTGGAAGCTATGTGTTCACCGATTCTTCTAACTACAAAGCTTATAAATGTGTCGAGTGCGGGATATTTGAAATCAGTACGCATGCAGAAAAACTAGTAAGAAATATGCCACTAGAGAGAAGAGCATTTTATGCATCGCTGGCAAACACTACTCCAGAAGAACCATTATTGGAGATTGCTTTTGAGGTTCTTCCGACAGGGAGCCGAGTTACTCATCGTTATATCAGCACCCGTTAGTTTTTTACTTTCTTCAATAGTACGAATTGACAGCATAAGACCGTCTTTATTCAGCCAATTATTGAGTTGCTGGAAAACAAAACTCGGATATTTTTCCAGTAGCTCCTTTATTTGTAGTTGTATATCGAGGCTAGGTTTATTCATCTAAACACCTTTATCAGTGGTCTTATACCTACCGCCGCATACAAACAGCGACAGGGTAAATCCACTCGTCATTTTAAGCTGCTTGTGCGTTAACCGGGCGCGAACCGGTTACTCAGTGATGCTTCACGCCTCCTTTCCCTCACTACGCCGCTGTGGGAACCCGACCTGTAACGCCGTCGTCGCGTGCCTGAATCTAATCAGGCAGTGGGGGGCGGCCTATCCGCGTTTTTACTTCATGATTTTTCCTCCATTGTGGGTACTGCGTGGTTTAGCTGAGCTGAACCGTGACCGGTACACGCGGACCGTTTTGATGTCACTTAACCGATTTGTTAAAGAGCATATCCTTGCGGGATGCCTAAAAGGTATAACTATACCGGTACTTTTGCAACCAAAAGATCGATAAGTTTCGGTAATTAATGTATTGGATTGAATTTGAAACAAAAAAAACCGGCATTTGCCGGTTGGGTGGTTTGAACTCTGGGGGTTACGGCTGAAGCTGAAGATATAGAAGTACGAGGTTAGCCGCTCTTATAAAAGCGGATATACCGCAGAAATAAGCGAATACAGACACACACTTAGTCAAGATCCTGAAGGCTTTGTTATTAAGGATTTTAGATGAGCGCCATAGACCTTGACCGACATTCAATATATAAATTGCATAAAGCACTATCGCCAGAACAATGACCCAGAAATTCCAGTCAGCAAACACTGCAAAGAAAGTAACCGCAGAGATAAAAATAATAGCGAGGAGGAAGTGGAGATAAGTCTTAGCAACACCAAGTTGCCCACTACCTAATTTTGCCAACCAGCTTAATTTATCCTCTTTCGAAATAGGATGATTAACAATCATTTCATATCCTTATACTGGTTTTACGTGGCACACCACTGTGCCGATAATCTCACAATTACCGTTTACTTTTAAAAATCTAGCATCAGACGGATAGTCTGGATTCAATGCTTTAAGATAGCGTTGGTTATCAAGGATTTGTAGCTGTTTAAATGTGGCTTCAGCACTGCCTTCCATACGAGCAATAACATATTTTCCGCTCGGTGGATCGATTAATTCTGGGTCAACATAAATAATGTCGTCCGGCTCAAATCGAGGCAGCATCGATTCGCCTTCTATGCGTAAAGCGAAACTTTCGGGGCTACATACAACGGGGCAGGGATAATAAACATACTCATCCCGTGGCAGCAGAGTTACTTCAGTAAATGCTCCAGCTTGTACCCAGCTAATCAATGGAACCTCTCTGGTGAGTATGTCAATCGGCGAGGCGTTATCGATTTTCATAGCGGCCTGATTACTAGCCTCTTTTTCTCCTTTTCCTGAAACCAACCAGTTTGGATTTAACTGTAAGGCTTTAGCTAACGCAAACAGATTATCCGCCCGGGGTTTCTGTGTCATCCCAAGCTCAATTTTGCTTATTGCCATACGAGTGATTCCAGCCTTTGCCGCAAGATCTTCCTGCGTCATGCCTAGTTCCTCGCGCCTTGCCAAAAGGCGTTCACCGAAAGTGCTATATGTATTCATAGGTATAAAAGTAACTCAACTTTAGTAAACTTTGCGCTCGGTAAAGTTTCGGTATATATTCACCTTTATGGGTATAATTCTACCCTTGAATTTAGAGGTGAGAATCTGCGATGAATTGCACTAAGACCAATTCGCTAAATGAACGCATTAAAGCTGCTGAACAGGTAATTAACCATTTCAGTAGCCCTTATCAGGCGGCGAAAGCCCTTGAGTGCTCATATGAAGCAATTAAAACCTATCGTAAACGTGGGCTACCTGAAAAGGTTGCTTTGCTTTGTCATATGTCTACGGACATCCCATACACCTATAACCCGGCCGACTATGGCCGTAATCCGGAAAATCTCAGCCTGGTTCTGACCAAACCAGCTCATCAGTAAAGATAGAGGACTGACCAATGACTATTAGCCCAAAGCGTTGGCTCGCTAGCTGGAGAGCTAAACGTAAAACACAAAAAACTGCTACTCCTCTTTGCCCCCTCTCAATAAACGCAAATGAGGGGAAGAGTGTGACTTTTCAGGATCTGGATCTTCTTGGCTTATGCGTGCTGAAAGGAAAACCTCAGTGCTTGAACCATCCAGAAGGGCAGCAAAGTGAGCAAATAATTTCTGACCCTCAGGTGAAATCTCCAGTGTCGGATGATTCATGATTGCATCCAGACTTTGCTTGATGCGGAGCTTATGTTGTTCATCACTACCGGATAGCACGGTAATGGCGACAACATCGACCAAGGCTCTAATGTAACTAAGGGAATTATCACTGGACATTGCGCCTCCATGGCGGACTAAAAAAGAAACGATTAACAGTTTATGTCTATGCGAGTAATCACCCAAGATATTTAAGGACTGACCAATGACCACAATTTATCAACCTGCCACTATAACGGCAGGGGCTACGATAGCCTCTGACGTCCGGCGGGAGTTGCTATCCCGGAAAAAGGTGGGAAAGAACGGTTTACCGTTCCATACCGTGCGTGAAGATCAGATTAAGACCAGGTGGACAGAAAGCGAGGCAGTGGCCATAAAAAGCACCGCCAATGCGCTGGAATCAAACCCCGCAGTAGAAACCAATGTGGCCGCAATTCGTGGTTTTTTGGCGATGTTTGCTGAAGCTCCAGAAATGCTGGCTCACGTCCATGCTGAATTAAAACTCGCCGGGCTGCCGGTACCCGAGTGGCTGCCTGAGCTTCCAATCAGCCAGGAGAAATCCCAATGACTAACATCACGCCAACGACCACACAATCGGTAGAATTGATTGCCAGTATTGTGGGTAAAAAACTGGCTATTGACGGGCAGGAGGCCCGCCGTATGGCTATCACAGGGGCTTTGTCTGGTATCACCCAGGCATTTTATTCCCGCCAACATAGTCCCTCTGATGCAAAGCAGCCGTAGGGGGAACTATGACTCCATCTGAACTCATATACCAATTTGGCCGGCCGATTGCCTACTACCCTGGCTTGGTTCCATATCTTGGGAGCGTAAACGCAGTCATTTTGTTCTGCCAGTTCTTCTATTGGACTGGCAAAGAAACTTCAGAGTTTGGCATTTTTAAAACTACGGAAGAGATTGAATCTGAAACAGGATTGACATACGAGGAACAACTCACAGCTCGTAAAAAGCTCAAGCAAGCGGGGATTTTGAAAGAAACAAATAAGCGGTTAGAACACCGTATTTACTATCAGATTGATACCGACCGGTTGGATGGGATGCTATCGCAACCTATTGATAATTCCCCAAATGGGGAAAACCCATTTCGGGAAACGGGAAAACCCCAATTGGCGAACGAGGAAAAGCCCAAGCCGCCAGCAAGGGATTCCCTAACTGGCGGGCAAGGGATTCCCCATTTCGATCATACAGAGATTACTACAGAGATTACTACAGAGAAGCGCACACGTAAGGCGGCTAAAAGTTCGGCAATAGACTTCTCAGCTTTTCCGATGGCTGTTAGCTCTGAGATTTGGGATGACTACCTAAAACACCGAAAAGCAAAACGAGCTCCAATGACTCAGACCGTGGTGAACATGCTGGGTAAGGAGTTGAGTAAAGCGGTTGCTGCTGGATGGTCTGTGGATGATGCGTTATCTGAAGCCATGGCCGCCGGTTGGCAGGGGTTGAAATTTGAATGGTTGCAGAATCGTAGTCGGCCACAAAATCAGTGCGCTGGTAACACCGGCATGAGTCGTCAGGAAGCGCTGGAGGCGCACAATGCACGGGTTGCGGATGATTTTGTCAATGATGGGTGGTGAGTATGCAGGGTTTAGATGATAAACGTGAATTTGCAGAAATCATGAAAGCCACTCTGGCGATATACGGCAAAGATGCTTCAAAAGCCGTGCTGGAACTCTATTGGAATGCGTTGCTGCCCAACGATATCGACACAGTGCGCCAGGCATTCAGTAACTGGCTGACCGATCCGGATCAGGGCCGTTTCTCGCCAAAGCCTGCCGATATTATCCGCAATATCCAACATATTGCCGGTAAGCCCGATTGGCTTTCAGCGAATGAGGCGTGGGCATTGGCATTACCTGCGCAAGATGAGGCTAACACCGTGGTCTGGACGAATGAAATTGCCCAAGCATGGAATATTGCTCAGCCAATTATGCAGGAAGGCGACAAGGTAGGTGCGCGTATGGCTTTCATTGCGGCCTATGAGCGATTGACTAAAGCAGCACAGGGGACAGGCCGATCACCAGAGTGGTCAGTGTCGGAGGGATGGGACAAAGAAACGGTAAAAGGCACGGTTGAACAGGCGGTAACAACAGGACTCTTGCCCAAACCTAAAGCTGAGAAATATCAATTGTTGTTATCAGATAAGGGCAAGTTGGGTAATGGGGTACCAACAAAAATCCGTCATTTTTTAGACGAGTTGAAAGACAAAATTAAACAAGATCAGGAGGAAAGGGCAAGAGGATGGAGAGATGAAAGTATCAGGTTACAAGAGTCTCTGGACAGTAAACACCGAGAGTCATTACAGCAGGCCGCCGACCACGGTTTGCATAATAATCAAATTACTGAGGACTGACCAATGAGCATTAATTTCAAGAACGTGTTGATTTACAAACTATCCCGCGATGTATCTTTCGCCAATCTGGAAGAGCAAATGGCGCAATTCGCATTTACACCGTGTGGTAGCCAGGATATGGCGAAAACTGGTTGGATATCACCAATGGGTAACGAAAGCGCCACGCTAGCGCATGTGGCTAACAAGCAAATCCTGATCACATTGCAGTGTGAAAAAAAGGATTTACCTGCGCCGGTTATCGCCCGTGAGCTGGCGAGTAAAGTTGAACGCTTGGAACAAGAGCAACACCGTAAACTGAAAAAAACAGAAAAAGACTCGCTGAAAGATGAAGTTATCCAGACTCTGCTGCCACGGGCCTTTAGCAAATACTCTACAACATCCATATGGATTAACGCAGGGGCTGGGTTAATCATCATCGATGCCGCTAGCGCGCGGAAAGCTGAAAATGCATTGGCATTACTGCGCAAAACCATGGGTTCACTGCCTGTTATCCCTATGACACTTGATACCCCAATTGAACTGACGCTGACCGAATGGTTGCGCTCAGGTTCCGCGCCTGCTGGGTTTGTGCTTCAGGAAGAAGCTGAGTTAAAGGCTGTGTTGGAACAGGGTGGCATTCTGCGCAGTAAACATCAGGATTTAGTCAGTGACGAGATCCGTGGGCATATCGCCGCCGGTAAACTGGTTACCAAGTTGGCTTTGGAGTGGCGGGAACGTATCAGTTTCATGTTGTCCGACGATGGCAGCCTGAAGAGAGTGAAATACAGTGCCACGCTTCTGGAGCAAAACGACGATATCGATCGCGAGGATTATGCCCAGCGATTTGATGCCGATTTCATTCTGATGACGGGTGAATTAGCTGCCTTAATTGCGGATCTGGTTATGGCATTAGGCGGGGAGGCAACCAGTAGTTCATGGGTAGACTTGGACGGCGCAGAACGGGACGATGATGATCGCTATCCTGAAGCCGTGGAGTTCATCAAGGCAAAAGGTAAAGCTTCAATCTCTGGGCTACAGCGTGAACTCCGCATTGGTTATAACCGTGCTGCCTGGCTGCTAGAAAGAATGCAGATTGAAGGCATTGTGTCACAACCAACTCTAGACGGAACCCGCCAAGTGCTGGTCGGGGAGGGCGCGTAATGGTGATCAAGCCACACGTACCCAACGCCGAAAGGGTTGGTATTAACAACGATATAAGATCTATGCGCTTGGCTGGTCGGTTAAGTGATGCAAACAGCCAGTTAAACCGCGTGATCAGTGCCGCCAGTGGTGCTGACTGGCGGACCCTGCGCGATCTCGAAAAATTATTATCCCAGATGTTCCCCGGTGAAGGTGATACCCAGAGTGCTATAAGCGCACGCCTGCGTGAAATTAATCCTGTCCGTCATGGGCTGGTGAAACAGGTTAGAACTGTCCGCAATGAGGATAGCGGTAAGCGTGTTTGGTTTTATCGGCTGGTTCCAAATTCTGGTCATGGGGGGCCATTGCATGATTGATTTCTCCAATACCCAATATGTTCATGATCTGGCAGCTCTCAAATCCGCCCCAACGCATAAGTTGAAATTGATTGGTGATCAGTGGCGCACGCCAGATGCTCTGTTCTGGGGTATCAATGCAATGTTTGGCCCGTTAGTCCTGGATCTGTTCAGTGATGGTGAGAATGCAAAAACGCCTGCTTATTACACTGCGGAAGATAATGCGCTGACTCAAGACTGGGCCGCAAAACTGATCGAGTTGAATGGTGCCGCTTTCGCCAATCCTCCCTATAGCACGGCGAAGAAGCATGAAGGTCAATATATCACTGGTATGCGGCACATCATGGCTTATACCTCTGAAATGCGGCAGCGCGGCGGTCGATATGTCTATTTGACCAAAGCGGCAACGTCAGAGGTTTGGTGGCCTGAAGAAGCTGACCATATTGCTTTCATTCGCGGCAGAATTGGTTTTGAAGTACCTGCATGGTTCCGTCCCGAAGATAGCACTCAGGTGGCCTGTAATGCCGGGTTTGGTGCGGCTATTGCCATTTTCGATAAGGAATGGCGTGGCCCAGCCATTAGCTATATCAGCCGTGAGCAGTTACTTGCCACTGGCGAAGCATTTTTAGCCCAGATCCGTCGAGAGGCCGAGCGGCTGTCCTCAATGGGGGCTGTATGACAACAACTCAGCGAACTAAGTCCCCGAGAAAGAAAAAGACTGAGGTGCTGGGCGTCCTGTTACCTGGTGGTGGAATCAAGTACGCCACTGATCATGATCGGGAAACTATGAAGGGGGTGCCTGCGGGCACTCCAATCTCAATGAGTCCAATTGGCGACCGGCGCAACTTGAAGCATCACCGTAAATTCTGGAAATTGTTGGAGCTGGGTTTCTCATATTGGGTACCGGATTGGACCTTTGTTAGTGCGCCAGAGGAATGGATAGCCCATGAGGTGGCTAAAGCTGTGGGTAGTGCCGCTGGAGATCCTGAACTCTATGAGAATGTTACAAAGTCTATTGCTCAAGCAGTATTAGACAGGGTAATCAGGCAGCGCCAGAAAAGGTTTGATGGGGAGGCTGTAAAGACTGATGCAGCCTACTTCAACCACGTCATGATCAAAGCCGGATTCTATGACCTGATGCCCAACCCCGAGGGTGGCACATTGAAGCAGCGCTGGAGTATCGCATTCGTGAATATGGATCAGGGGGCTTTTGACCGTATTTATAAAGGCGTGGCCGGTGTTATCTGGAATGAGACATTAGGCCAGCACTTTGATAACGAGTATGAAATGGAACAGGCAGTTAACCGGCTGCTGGAGTATTGATATGAAATCTCCGGCATTTAGAAGTAAAGCCCTACGCGATTCTGCGCGGGGCCAATTCTGCACGCTCCAGATCCCCGGTATCTGTAACAGTAACCCAGAAACAACGGTACTGTGCCATTTGCCCAGTTCAACCCACGGCATGGGGTATAAGTCAGATGACTACTGGGCCGTATTTGGGTGCAACTGCTGCCATGATGTTATTGATGGGCGGGTACCATATGAATGGAGGGCGGGGGAGAAGGATGAAATCTTATTGCAAGCTATTCACGACACACAAAAAGTATGGATTAATGAGGGACTAATTGGTGTTTTGAAAAGGAATTAATAAATGAATAATGAGTTTGGTTTTGATATGAAATTACATGGAGCACTATTTGCTTTTTTCACCATATCAATGGTGGGGATTGCTGGTTACAGTGAAACATCTCTATCAACACAAATAGCCTTTTTCAGTGCTGCATTCATAGCAACAGTGTCGGGTTGTATGAGCGTTATGTTTCTTCTTATATCAAGACAGTTTTCGCTTGGAACCCCTGAGGGTAAGTGGCGAGGCGACTTATACATTAAGGCATTAGGAGCTAAACCTTGGCTAAGCGACCTAACGTTTAGTCTGTTAGGGATATCAGTAGGCATATTTATATCTGGGTTAAGTGTTCATGTGGTAAAAGATTCACCACAGCTGATTTTTTTATTATTTCCTGGCGCATTATTCATGTTTTTTTGCAGGGCAATTATAAAAAAAGTTTCTAAACAAAAGTTTTCCCCAGAAAATGATCAATAGTATTGATGCCATTGGAATCATCGGAACAGCAGCCAAGCTTGAGATACGCAACGGCAAGGTTCGCAAAGTTAACCACCAGGCGGAAACCGAGGAACAGGCCGCGCTTATTGCGTGGGCAGATAAAACTGTTATCAATGGTATTTGTATCGGGGATTATCTGATCCATATTCCCAATGAGGGGAAGCGTGGGCCAAAGGCTGCGAGGGATGCAAAGCGACTAGGACTGAGAAAAGGTGTGCCGGATTTGTTTCTGGCGCTGCCGCGTGGCGGGTATGCGGGGTTGTGGATAGAGATGAAGACATTGAATGGAAAGCCAACACCAGATCAAAACCATTGGCTAAATAAAATGAATGAAATTGGCTATCTTGCAACTATAAAATTTAGCTGTGTTGAAGCAATGAAAACTATTACTGAGTATATAAATAATAACCCAGCGAGTGCTGGGTTTAATTATTAATCTTTTTTGGCCGGAGGTGATGGAGGTGCTGCTGGTCTAGTCATTGCAGGTGGCGGTGGTGGATTTTTGCTATCTTGTGCGTAGCCTGGCTGATTTTTTGGATTTATATGTGCTTTATTGGACATTTGTATCTCCCGATTATTTACCCTTCGGAGGTTGCGGCGGTGGTGCCGGCCTAAGATTGGTTGGTGGTGGAGGATTACGGCTAAACTTCTCATCCCTTGATTGCGATGGTGGTGGTGTAGGTGTTCTATTACTCATACTCACTCCTTATTTCTCATTTTTAGATGGTGGTGGTGGAGGCGGCGGTGGTGATGGCCTCTTAAAGGTTGGTGGCGGATTTCTACTTTCGCCAATTGCTTTTTTAGTTTGATAAGGTGGTGGCGTCGGCGCTTTACTCGACAAAGTTGACTCCTTTTTCTTCTTGTAGAAACTCAACCCATTTAATATCGGATACGCTTATCATAAATAGTTTTACCGTAGGCATATCTTGATAACCATCTTCAGTGACCCAGCTCGGATCCTGAAGAATTACATGCCCTTTTGTTGGATCTGAAGACCACTCAGTAGGCCATCCAAATATACGGCGCTCATCTTTCAAATGTAAGATAACGAACGTTTCATTTTCTTTAAAAGTGCTAAACCATTCACAGTGATAAGAACGTTCTTTGGTGATCTTTCTGTCCCTAAGGAATGTATGGAATCTGTCATTATTTGCGAGAGTGCTGAATGTAAAACCAATTAAGACAGAAAAACCATAGGACCAAAAAAGATGAGACGTACCGCTCCAGCTTCCTAATGACCAATATTTACCGATAAATAGCATTAGAGGCTTTGTTACCATTACGCAGCCTTGAATAAACGCAGTAAATATTAGTGCTTGTATAATCCGTTCAAACTGGGCTTGCTTAGGATAGGATGTAAATGAATGGAATATCCACGCACTTACAAAACCCGGTAGTAAATATTTTAGTATGTTGAATATTTCACTGCTAAGTGAATCCATTAAAAACTCCACTGCATATCTAAATGCCTTAATGTTTTATTATTTGCAATAATAGCAATGGTTGTTGTGTTTAATGCAATGAGTTATACAATCAATATGTTGCATCATAATACTAGGACTGACCAATGACCACTGCTATTGAACAACTTATCAAAATGCACGATCCGCGCTGCGTCAGCATAGAATCGCTGAACATTGGCCGAGGCCGTGCAGTTTTGACCAAAGACCAGATATTAGGTACCTTTGCTACGTGCCAGCATATACACCCTGTCGGATTCGATATTTTGATGACCAAATACCGCAATGACTGTAAAGCCGAGCAACGCTTACGGGCCGCAATTAGTGTGTGGCTGCATAAGCGACCGCATCCACCTCGAGCAATTGCTGCCTGCCAGTTAGCGCTGAATATGGTATTGGATAGAAATCTCCCGGCGCAGGTAGAGCAAATTGCAACTTTACTGCGGCGTTACGGATCTCGGACTGGAATGACCAGAAAAGTCGTTGATGGTCTACAGCAGCAAATCAAATTGCTGGAAAGAGATAAAGCCCAGGCACTTGATGATGGCACTATCGCATTACTGGCAGACGAAATAAAAACCCTTCAGTCTAAAATCAAAACAGAACGCGGAGCATTGCGGACATGGGCTAATCAGCAGGCATCTGTAACGCAGGTATGCCCACGTTGTCACGGTGCCGGTAAAACTCTGCGACCTCATCCAGAAACATGCAACGAATGCGGTGGTGGTGGCCGTATACCGCCAACAATGGAACATCTGCGTAAATCGATGGGCATCATAGGGGCTGAGATACCCGCCGGGGAATGGGCTGCGCAATATGTGCCGTTAGTAAAAGAATGCATGCACTGGCTATATGTAGAAGAGTCGAATGCGAGTGATGTTTTAATTGAGAGAATTCAGTTAGAAAAAGACTTTTGACCAATGATTGACCCTGAATCATATATGCGCTAAATTTCCGAAAGATGCCGGAGTATGCTTAAAAGCTGCTCCGGTTTTTTATTGGTCAGTTCCGGTCAGTCCTGACTACCCCAAAAGCCTGCATGGTTCGCCCAGCAGGCTTTTTTATTTCCCCAAACCGGGGAGGTGGTGCATGAAAATGAATGACACAAGCCAATTACAGTATTGGTGGACGGGGTCACTTGCCGCGTTCTCCGTATTAAGCACGCAGGACTACATATTTATTGTCGGCGCAGCGATTAGTGCATGGTTCACAATAAAAACGTATTACGCAAACCGGCGTGAAAAGGATGCTCAACTAAAAGAAGAACAGAAGCGTACGCAGTTACTTCGTGAGTTCTTAGAAGATAAGACCGTCGAGACTAACCCAGAAGCTATAGCTGTAGTGAATGAAGCTCTACAAAGAATGGAGAGGTGATATGTCTCCTGGATTGCGAAATAAAATAATCGGTGCGGCTTCAGGCGGTGCTATGGCAATTGCGGTGGCGTTAACTGGTGGTCATGACGGACTAGAAGGGCGTGAATACTTGCCTTATCGTGATGTAGTTGGCGTGCTAACAGTCTGCGATGGTCACACTGGCAAAGATATCATCCCCAGCAAACGTTACAGCGATGCTGAATGTGATGCTTTGCTACACAAAGATCTGATCCCCGTATTTGCCGCCATCGACCGCATCGTTAAAGTTCCAATGTCCGATTTTCGCAAAGCTGCCCTGGCATCATTTGGCTACAACGTTGGTATTACTGCCATGACCAATTCCACCATGGTGAAAAAACTCAACCGTGGCGACACTTCCGGCGCGTGCGATGAGCTGCGTAGATGGATTAAGGCTGGTGGCAAGGTCTGGAAGGGGTTGGTCAATCGCCGTGAAGTCGAACGCGAATTATGTCTGATGCCATAAAACCGTTATAAATTAGCTAATAACACCCATTTACATGCTGTTTTGGTAACGCTACGTGAAATCTGAATCACTGGTGTATGCCATTACCCCTGCTTTTTTCATAGTAAACGGCATTAAGCCCGGATCTTGATATGTCCATAAAACTACTTATCGCGATTGCCAGCGTTCTGCTGGTGGTGATCCTGTGCCTTGGCGGTACCGCTTTCTATTTCCACAAATCTGCTGTTGAGAAGGCCGGGCAATTATCACAACTGCAAAGTGATCTAGATGAATCAAAAGCCACCCAGGCATTACAGGCTTTTCAGTTCCAGCGCTTCAATGAGATAGCTGCGCAGGCCGGTAGCTATAACGTCACCATTTCTGCCAAAAGCGAGGAAAGGCAAATTGAAAACCGCAAAGACCTCAAAGTTGAGGAATGCGCTGATCGGTATATCCCTGATTCTACTGCTCAGCGGATGTACGACTATACGGACGGTTTACGTGCCAGGGCAATGCGCAATTCCGGCCAACCTGACGGAACCCTTACTGGTGCCACTTCCCCCCACAGAATGACTTACCGCCAAGCAGTGCTGTGGATTGACCCGTTACTGACCCTGTTAGACCGGGCTAATAACGATAGAGAGTTGATCCGCAGTCTGCCATCACAGCAATCCAATGGGGATAAATGAGCTGAAGCAAGTCATTACAGAGTCACTTCCCAAGAGGTGGCTCAATAATGGCCCACAACAGACTAATAGAACACTATGGCAAAGCATGATTGGGAAGCGTTACAAGCTGCCTTTCTGGCTGATAACGCGGTTACAGGAATTACCGCTCAGCAATGGTGTGAACAGCATGGACTTAATTACCAATCTGCACGCCGCTATATCAAACCTCGTGCTGCGCAGTCTGCGCAAAAGAAACCCCGTAGAACTGCGCACAATGCGCAATCCGATGCTACTGCGCAACAGTGCGCAAACAGTGATGACGTGGAAGAGGAAGAACAGAAATTATCATCGGACACAGACGATGACCGCGATCCCGAGTCAGAGCCAACCGAGAAACCGAACTCCGGCAGATCTGGCAATGGGCAGTTCACCAAAGGCAACCGTCATTCAGAAGGTAATGCAGGTAATCCCAATCCGGTTGGCGCTTTTACTCCCGGCAATCAGGCAGCCAGAAAGCATGGCGCTTATGCGCGGTATCTGAATGCAGATGATTTGTTTGAGGCGGCGGCAGATTCAGATCTCCATGACGAACTGATATTCACCCGAGCGCGGGCATTATCAGTTACCAAGACCATGCGGAAAATCCACGAGGATTTAGTGGCAGCGGAGTCTGTTGAAGCGCGAATAGAACTGTATGACAAGCTGCTCAAGGCTGAATCAGCGCTGGATAGAAACATTGGCCGTATTGAATCCATAGAGAACAGTTTGAGTAAATTGAAATTGGATGCCATCAACGGACCTCGTTTAAAGGCTGATACCTACCGCATTAAAGCAGCCACTTCTAAGTTGGAGGCTGAGACTCAAAAATTAACGTCAGAAGGCAAGGGAGTTACAACACCACTCGGCGAAGCAGTGAAGGAAGTTAGGGACTCAGGACAGGACGGTTTGCTGTGAAACAAGACGATAGACTTAACGATGCCGATATTGCCGTAATGACTGAGGCAGAACAGATAGCCTATATCAAAGCTCATTTATCTGATGTTTGGTGGCGGTTGAATAACCTATACAAGATAGTCAATGAAGATGGCGAGCTAGTGACCTTTCGCATGCGCCCTGCACAGCGAGAGTTGTTCAAGAATATGCACTATCGAAATATCATTCTAAAAGCTCGCCAACTAGGCTTCTCAACAGGTATAGATATCTACCTTCTAGATCAGGCGCTTTTTAACAAAAATCTCTCCTGTGGGATCATTGCTCAGGATTTACCGGCGGCAGGGGAAATATTCAGTACCAAAATATCTATTCCGTTCGATAACTTGCCTGTTTGGTTACGCGCAACGTTTCAAATCAATACCCGACGTGAAGGTGCCAATGGTGGGCATATAGAATTTGCTCATGGTTCAAAGATCCGCGTATCAACCTCATTTCGCTCAGGGACGGTTCAACGGCTACATATTTCAGAGCATGGAAAAATTTGCGCCAAGTATCCTGCCAAGGCGAAAGAGGTCAGAACGGGAACGCTCAACGCCATCAAAGACGGCTGCATTGTATTTATTGAAAGCACTGCTGAAGGCGTAGGCGGCGATTTCCACACCATGAGCACGCGAGCAATGGATTTAGGCCAATTAAATCTACCGCTCACATCACAAGATTATAAATTCCATTTCTTTGCCTGGTGGCAAGATCCTAAATATCAAACTTCAGTGCCAACTGGCGGTCTGCGTTTAAGTAAATACCATCAGGAGTATTTTGCTGCTGTTGAGCAAACGATGGGTATCACTTTGCTCGATGAACAAAAGCAGTGGTATATCCGCAAAGAGATTGAGCAGCAGGAGGAAATGAAACAGGAATTCCCCAGCACGCCATCTGAGGCATTTCTAACATCTGGCCGCCGCGTATTTGCCGCTATCAATGTCATGCAGGCCGAAGGTCAGTGTAAGTCTCCGTTGCTGGTATATGACATTGAGCCTGTCACTGGCAAACGAACCAAGGTTCAGGCGTTACGTGCTGGCAATGCAGAAGAACTTCAACGCACGCTACTGAATCACTTATTGGTGTGGGAACTGCCGGATCCAGATGAGGATTACGCTATTGGTGGGGATGTCGCTGAGGGCTTGGAAAATGGCGACCGATCATCATTTGATGTGGTGAAAAAGTCTACCGGGGAACAGGTCGCCCACTGGTTCGGCTATCTGGATGCTGAATTGTTCGCTCAACTTCTAGCCCATGTTGGCAAATGGTACAACACGGCATTTATCGGTCCAGAACGAAACAACCATGGTCACGCAGTCATACAGAAGTTACGTGAAGTTTACCCACACCGCTCTATCTACTCAGAGCAATACCTCGACCGTGATCATGATGATGAAACACCAAAGCTTGGCTGGCTAACTACAGCACAAAGCAAGCCGGTCATTATTGAAGGACTTAAATCACTGCTTCGTGAGAATGCTTCTGGAGTCCGCTGGATTGGCACCATCAATGAATTGAATACCTACGTTTATGACGCAAGAGGTCGTATGAATGCCCAAACGGGTTGTTTTGATGACCAGGTGATGAGCTATGCCATTGCACAAGAAATGCGTGCGCGAATGCCTGCACGTCCGAAACACCAACCTATTGACCGTTCTAAACCTAAACACTGGATGGCTATCTGATGAATATCCCAACTAATGAATCTGAGGTTACTCAATCTCAGTCAGCAAACCGTGACCGCTTTACGCTTGAGCGATTGATGGATATCTCTTCGGATATTGACCATCAGCCAGACTGGCGAACTAATGCCAACACCGCCTGCGCCTATTACGATGGTGACCAGCTTGCACCGGAGGTGGTAGCAAAGCTACGAGAACGCGGACAACCGTTAACGCAACATAACCTTATCGCTCCGACTATTGACGGCGTGCTGGGCATGGAGGCTAAGACCCGCACCGATCTAATGGTGATTGCTGATGATCCTAACGAAGAAATGGAAGTGATGGCCGAAGCAGTCAATGCTGAGTTTGCTGATGCCTGCCGACTAAGTGGTTTGAATAAGGCCCGTAGCGATGCTTATGCTGAACAAATTAAAGCCGGGCTATCATGGGTTGAGGTGCGCCGCAACAGTGACCCATTCGATAATAAATTCAAAGTGTCTACCGTTCATCGTAATGAGGTGTTCTGGGATTGGTTCAGCCGCGAGGCGGATCTGAGTGATTGCCGTTGGTTGATGCGTAAGCGTTGGCTGGATGTGGATGAGGTGAAAGGGACATTCCCCGACAAATCGCAAATTATCGATTATTCCCTCAATGAGTGGAAAGGCTTTGTTGATACCGAACTGGCGGCCGGGCAAGAATCGGATCTGATGAGCGCCTATGAAGAGTATCAATCGTGGAGCCGTGAGAGCACCGAATGGGTATCATCCAACCGTAAGCGCGTATTGCTTCAGGTTATCTACTATCGGACCTTCCAGCGCCTGCCAATCCTGCAATTAAGCAATGGCCGCGTTGTAGAATATGACAAGAACAACGTTATGCATGCTGTGGCTGTGGCCACTGACCGGGTTCAGGTCACCATGGCTCGTGTCAGCCGGATCCGTGAGTCGTGGTTTGTCGGTCCTCATTTCATCATTGACCGCCCATGTACAGCGCCGCAAGGTATGTTTCCGCTGATCCCATTCTGGGGTTATCGCAAAGATAAAACGGGAGCACCGTATGGTTTGGCCTGCCGTGCCATTCCCGCACAGGATGAAGTGAATTTCCGCCGCATTAAACTGACCTGGCTATTGCAGGCCAAGCGAGTGATTAAGGATGCGGACGCGACTAACATGACCGATAAACAGTTGGCCGAAGAAATTGAACGCCCGGATGGGGTGATTAACCTAAATCCCAACCGTGCAAATAAGACGACAGCGGCAGATGCATTAAACATCCAGCAAGACTTTCAAGTTGCACAGCAGCAGTTTCAGGTTATGCAGGAATCCATGAAGTTGATTCAGGATGGGCTGGGTGTTTACTCAGCGTTCCTCGGGCAAGACTCCAACGCATCCAGTGGTGTGGCAATCAGTAACTTGGTAGAGCAGGGTGCGACTACTTTGGCGGAGATCAACGATAACTATCAGTTTGCTTGCCAACAAGTGGGCCAGTTATTGTTGTGCTATTTGCTGGAAGAGTTAACCAAGCGCCGAAATTATCCGGTAGTGATTAATCGTGATGATCCACGCAAGCGCAAAGAGGTGGTATTGAATGCCGCCGAAGAGGCTGGCCGGATGAATAACGATGTATCACGGCTACGTGCGCATATCGCTCTGGCACCGATTCAACAGACGCCAGCCTATAAATCTCAACTGGCACAACGGTTATCTGAAGTTATTGTCGGGTTGCCACCGCAGATTCAGGTTAGCGTGTTGGATATGTGGGTAGAACTGTTAGACCTGCCAAATAAACAAGAATTTGTTGAGCGGATCCGTGGCGCATTGGGTACACCAAAATCGCCGGATGAGATGACACCAGAAGAACAGCAGGCGGCGCAGCAGGAACAACAGTTACAGCAGCAACAGCAAGAGCTGGCAATGCGTGAGGTTGCCGGTAAGGTTGCAAAATTGGAGGCTGAAGCCCAACGTATTAATGCCCAAGCGGAACGCGAGGCAACATTAGCGAATGGTCAGCGCTTCAATGATGCTTATACTCAGGCTAAAACGGGGCAGGTGCTGCAAGATATGCAGAATGTGACCGAAGAGATTGGTGCGTTACATGAAGAAATGATGCAGACCATTCAAGGTCAAATTGACCAAATACTATTATAGCTATTGCATGCCTGCAAAATACGCGCTAAATTTCCGAAAGATGCACTACATTGCACTGAATTAAGCCTCGCCTAACCGCGGGGCTTTTTGCTTTCTGGTATCTCTGATTTTCATCTGAATTACTTGCCCACAATTCGTGGGCTTTTCTTTTTCTACCATCAAGGTTCATGCCGCTAAGCGCTCTTATCCAAGAGTGCTTATTCGCATGGGCAGCGATACGCCTTTCTCATTCGGATCTATCCGGTAAATAGTCATGCAGGAGTCATAACGTGGACATTGAATTAACAGGTAATGAAACGCCAGAAGAGTTGGAAGCACTGATCGATGGGTTTGGTGATGTGGATATTTCTGATGTAACACAGGCGGCAGCGGTAACGACTACCCCAGTTGCTGTTGTTACTGAAGATACCAATGCAGTAGTAAATACGGGCGATAAGAAAGACGAGCTGACGCCGGGCGCGACTACAGCACAAACCACGGAAGTTACACCAACCACGCAGGCTGCAATAGCTGAAGGCACTGAGAAGCCAAAAGGGATTCTCAGCAAAGACGGGCAGCACGTTATTCCTTACGATGTGCTGGTGGCCGAGCGGACTGAAAAACAGCGTTTAATGGGTACTAATCAGCAAACAGCAACTGAGTTAGCTGAAGCTAAACGCCAATTGGCTGCTTTAACTCGTCAGATTAATTCGGCGGGTATGCAGCCGGTACCGTTACCTGAAAAAGCGCAAATTACGCCTGAACAAATTAATGATATTCGCGACGACTTCCCCGGAATGGCGGCAATGTTTGATACCTTGGTGCAGAAAATCGATTACCTGCAACAAGGCCAGCCAGCACAAGCCACCAATCAGCCGAGCGGTAATCCAGTTGCAGATGCCATGAATGCCGTACCTGATTTGAAGTCATGGCAGGATCAAGACCCTGACCGCTTCACACTGGCGGTACACATTGATACTAATCTGCAAAATGACCCTGCATGGAAAGACAAGTCTTTAACTGAGCGCTTTGCGGAAGTAGCGAAACGCACCAAGGCTGCCTACGGTGAATCGGTCGAACCGGTTCAACAAGAGCAGGCTACGACCACCACCACCCCTGCGGCCACGCAGACCACCGCAGATGTGCAACGGATTGCTGCCGAGAAACTGGCCGCTGCAACTGCGGCGACTCAAGTACCTGGCTCACCGTCAGATCTCGGTGTAACAACGACTCATACAGCTTCGCCCTTGGAGCAGGCTGCTAATGCTTCTCCAGATCAGTTACAGGCAATGTTTGCCGGTATGACTGATGCCCAAATTGAGGCGTTGTTAGACCAGGCAATCTAGTAATCCAATTGACTTAAACCTCAACCCGCTTTGGCGGGTTTTTTATTTATGGAGTATCTATGACGACTATCACCTCTGCCCAAGCGAATAAGCTGATGCAGGTAGCGCTGTTCACGGCTGCAAACCGTAACCGCTCATTTGTTAACGTGTTAACCGAACAGCAGGAAGCGCCGAAGTCGGTCAATCCTGATAAGAAAGGTACTACCCAGACCAGCCACAATGCGCCGGTTGTTCGTATCACTGATCTGCAAAAGCAGAAGGGTGATGAAGTAGATATGCAGATCGTGCACAAACTGTCTAAGCGTCCAACTATGGGCGATGAGAAATTGGCTGGTCGCGGTGAAAATCTGGCATTTGCGGATTTCGCACTGAAGATTAACCAAGGTCGCCATCTGGTTGATGCTGGTGGGAAAATGTCTGAGCAGCGTTTCAAACACAACCTGAATAAGACCGCCCGCACTCTGCTGGGGACTTACTTCAATGATGTGCAGGACCAGTCTGCAACCTTCCATCTGGCGGGGGCGCGCGGTGATTACATGGCAGATGACACCATTGTGCCTCTGGCTGACCACGGTGAGTTTGGCAAGATCATGATTAACGATGTGTTGCCGCCAACCTATGACCGCCATTTCTATTCTGGTGATGCAACTTCAATGGAAACATTGGATGCAGCGGACCTGTTCACGCTGGCCACTGTCGATAACATTGCATTGTTCCTTGATGAAATGGCTCATCCATTACAGCCTATCCGTATGTCTAAAGATGAGTTGGCTAATGAGGATCCGTACTTTGTTCTGTACGTGACACCACGCCAGTGGAATGACTGGTATACCTCCACGTCCGGTAAAGACTGGCAAGCAATGATGACCCGAGCAGTGCAGCGTTCTAAGGGCTTCGATCACCCGCTTTTCAAAGGCGAATGTGCCATGTGGCGCAATGTGTTGGTGCGTAAATATGGCGGTACACCCGTTCGCTTCAACGCGGGTTCTAAAGTGCTGGTATCCAATAATGACTTGGCGGCATCAACCAAGATCATCACCACCGGCACCACTATTGACCGCGCTATGCTGTTGGGCGGCCAGGCACTGGCTAACGCTTACGGTACTGGCGATGGCGGAGGTTTCTTCGGTTACAACGAAGAGAAAGTTGACCATGGCAACGGTACTGAAGTCTCTATCCGCTGGATTAACGGTTTGAAGAAGATCCGCTTCAAACAGAAAGATGGCCGAGTCAATGACCACGGTGTCATGGTAGTGGACTCAGCGGTCACTCTGGGCAAGTAATCCCCAGTAACGCAACTGGCAGGCTTCGGCCTGCTTTCTTTTTGTCTGGAGAAAAATGTTATGACAATTATTAAAGCGCCTTCTATTGGCGATGCGGTATATCAAGGCCCGCAAGGAAACCTGTCGCTGGCTGAAGGGCAGATTATTTTGAAAGATGCTGCTGTCGGTGATGTGATTGAGTTTTTGGAATTGCCTATTGGTATGCGAATTTATGGTGTGAGTGTGGTCAGTGAAGCGCTTGGTGCAGGTGTAACCGTAGAGGTTAAGAGCGGAACCACCTCATTAGTGGCCGCCGCTAGCCATACCGCTGCCGTCGCAAAGAATGTGCCAATTGTCCCTTACAGCACGCAAGCAGCAGGCGAGAAAGTGACTGCGGTAATTGCCGGTGGTGCTGCAAATGGCCGTTTGGTCGTTAACATCTTGTACGTAGCTGTCGGTTACTAATTTCATATTATTCCCCTCTAAGCCCGCTTCGGTGGGTTTTTTGCTATCTGCTATCTGGAGTTTCCCATGCCTAATAAAATCGCAGTGGTCTATATCGGCCCAAAAGAAAAAAAACGTGACACCATTACCGGTAGCCGCTTGGTATTTCCGCGCCATAAACCGGTCGATGTTGAAAGTGCCATTGCCCATCAGTTGTTGGATTTCCCAACAGTATTTATTCGACACGATGAATTGGAAAGTACGCTCAATCTGCAACAAGCCTCAGAGCAAGAACATGCAGAGCTGGCTGCGCAACTTATAGAACAAGCCAAACTTGAGGCTGCAAAAAATAGTTTTGTCCTGAAGATCGGTGGTGATGATGTTGATATTGCCAAACTGACTTCTGTTCAACTGGCAACGTTAGTCGAATCTGAAGATCTGGATATCAAGCAGGCTGCTCAGGAAAAGGTTGATGATTTCCGCGCTCGTGTTCGTGAAGCAATTCAGGCCAAGAACGCGGCTAGCACTGAGGCTGAATAACGATGGCAACACTTGACGCATTTCTACCAACCATACGAAAGCATATCAGCGGCCCGCTAGATATCATGATGAAGCAGGCCGCATTAGATGCAGCGATCACTTTTTGTCGTGAGTCATTGCTCTGCCGTGACGCTGTCACTTTTAATGATGTTACTCCGGGTACGACTTATGTCCTGACGGACAGTGATCTGGTGAAATGCGTCAAACGTCTACGGGTATTAGACCTCACTAATCAGGTGAGTAATGCCAGTGCACCGGGTGTCATGTTGACGGCAGGCATTGAATTTACTGTAAAGTCTGCCAATCAAATCATCTTCAATCAGCCGTTTACCAAAGTGACTGTGGATTTTGCCATTGAACCAAAGCGTGATGTGACTGAAGTGCCGGATGTACTGGTAGACGACTATGCAGACGTGATCGCTATTGGCGCACTTGAAGATTTATTTATCATGCCAGGCAAACCGTGGACGGATCCGCAGCGCTCACAATACTTCGGGGTGCGCTTTGTCGATGGTTATCGTCGGGCATTTCGCGAGGCGCTGGATAACTCCCCGATCACCGCCTTCAATAACCCCGTTCGTAAACACGAGTTCTTCTAATGATCACCATTGCCGAGATTATTGGGCGGGTTAACACCCAGCTCAAAGATACAGCATGGCTACGCTGGCCGTTGGCGGAGCTATGTGATTATTACAATGATGCTGTCCGGGCAGTCATTCTGGCGCGACCTGATGCGGGAGCCACTACTGAAGTGATTACCACTGAAGTTGGGACTAAACAGACTTTGCCTGATGGTGCTATTCGCTTAATTGAAATGATTCGTTTAGTAGACGGCAGGGCATTAAGGCCGGTACCGCGCGATGTACTGGATAGTCAATACCCTGACTGGCATCAGATGACTGGCTCAGTCGAGCGTTACACCTACAACGAATTGACACCCAAAGTGTATTACCTGTTTCCGGGGGCGGTGCAGCCCATAGGTATTGAGGCGGTAGTTGCCAGAGTTCCGATGGCCGTTGCTATCAATGATCTGGCAGATAAAACGCCGGTACCGATTGATGAGCTCTATGTGAATCCGTTGGTAGATTGGATGTTGTTTCGTTCATTTAGTAAGGATGGCGATGCAGGGGCCAATCTCAATTTAGCGATGCAGCATTACCAGGCATTCAGCGACCAGTTGGGGGTTAAACAGAACTCAGAGAGTTTCGCCCAGCAATTGAAAGAGGCGCAGTATCAGGGAGGTGGACAGTGAGCGTAACAGTTTCCGGCATTATGATTAACCCGGTGGGTGAGCCGGTGGTTAATGCACAAATCACCCTTACTGCGGTAGCAAATAGTCTAACTGTCCTAAATACCTTTTCAGTTACGGTAAGAACAGACAACACAGGTGCATATCGCATCCAGTTGGAAGAGGGTAGCTATTCTATTACGGTGGCGGCCAATGGCCGTAGTTTTGTCTATGGCGCGGTTACGCTGGATGACACTACCGGCCCCAGCACCCTTAATCAGTTGCTGAAGCAGCAGATCATGGAGTCAGAGCTAACACCTGATGTGATCCTGTACTTCCGACAAATCCAACAGCAGGTAGCCAATGATCTGGCGACCATTAAGGTTTTAGAAAACAGCGCTAGTAACTCAGCTATTAGTGCCGGTCATTCCCGTGATGAGGCAAGGCAATATGCTAGTGACCTGTCTGAAGCATTAGCATTAGCGAAAGGGTATCGAGATACTGCTGGGGCTAGTGCTACCGCAGCCGCTGAGTCTGCGGCACATGCGTTTGAAAGTGAGAGTATTGTTATTGCAAATGCCAAGGCTGCCGCTTTGTCTGAAGAAAATGCATTGCAATATAAAAATGATGCTCAGTCAGCAGCCGATAAAGCATCAACATTAGCTGCCGAACAGACAGCCACTAAAATTAAACAGGCAGTTAAAACGGATGCAGATCGGGCTGAAGCCGCTCGCGAAGATGCCGAAACCGCACAATCAGCGGTTGATACGCAGGCAGATGAAGTTAACCGGCTTCATACTGAAGTGGGGCAATTAGCGTTTTCTGCTGCTGGTAGCTCGAACAGTGCCGCACAATCCGCCACTGAAAGCGAGAGCAGCAAGAACGCCGCCGCTCAGAGTGAGCAATCTGCTTTGGCTGGTGCCGAGGCAGCGGGAAACTCAGCAACAGCGGCCGCGGGAGATAAAACTGCCGCCAAGGGATTTCGGGATGAAGCGGAAGAGTTCGCCGCAAGGGCGAAAGCATCAGCAGAAAGCATCGATGTATCAGCGCTTGAACAACAGATTAATCAGAAAGTCAGTCAGACGGAGTTTGATAAGGCCATCGCAGATAAGGCCAGCAATCAGGATCTGACCGATGGGCTGGCTGGGAAGCTGGATACGACTGGAGGCACGTTAACAGGCTCCCTTATTTTAGTCGGTGATGCCACAGATCCGAAAGGTGCAGTCACTAAGCAACAGTTAGATGCAAAGCCCGCTGGCGGTTTACCGCTGTTGTTCAGTTGGTGGGAAGATAACCGCGCACACATCCCAGAGGGGACGGCCCCGCGTGATGGACAAGAACTTAGCAGGGCTTTATTCCCAGATGCATGGGCGACGGCCCAAGCTAAAGGCCTTGTCATTACAGAGGCTGAATGGCAAGCAGACCCACTTAAAAGGATGCGGTGGTCTAGCGGAAACGGCACAACCACATTCAGGCTACCCGATGAAAACGGAAAATCCCCTGGCAGTGTGGGTGCTCCTGTCCGGCGTGGCGACGGCGCTAAATCAAACGGAGTTACCGGCACCATTCAGATGGATGCCATTCGTAATATAACGGGTGCATTTGATTACAGCAACACGGCTAACATAATAGATAACGCCCCAGCAAATAAACTGATAAGTGGTGCATTTAAGCCAACAGGAAACGCCGTAGGGAAAATAAACTTTACAGGGACAGGATACGTAGCAGGGTCGGGTGTTTCATTCGATGCCTCTCTTGCTCCGGGTGTTCTTGTTGCCGATGAGAACAGGATGCTCAACGCAACGGGTTGTTATGTTATCAAACTTGCGGGTGCTGCTTTCAATGAAGGTCAAATAAATGCACTTGAGTTAGCAACTGAAATATCTCTACTTACTTCTAGAATAGTTTCTCTAGAGTCTGATGCATTTACAGAAAATAAAGTTGCAACAACCCCGTGGACTCCTCTTACTTTACAAAACGGATGGAGTGCACTTAACCCTTATAGAAATGGCTATAGAAAAATATTAGGTCTTCTTTTTATTGAAGCTTCAATACTGGCAGGAACTTTGGTAGATGGCACAACTATTACTACTTTCCCAGTAGGTTTTAGAGTAGCCGCCCCAATTATATGTACAATTACAGGCGTTTCACAACCCGTTGGATCTGTTTCTACACGTTTAG